CCTTTGTTTGCAAGAATGGCAATTGTATAATCGTCTTGGAATAAAACAGACCACAACATATAACCAACTGTTGTAGTTGTTTTACCAACCTGTCGAGGCATTTTACAGATAGAGAATCGATTGGCATGAAAGTCACGAACCATGTCTTCTTGGAATGGCCACATGTCAAAAGGCACAAGACCTTTGTCCACATTGACAATCTTAACATAGTTTCGAATAAAGTATACCGGGTCTTCGGTACACTTAATAATCTCTCTTAACTGTTCTTCAGTAAAAGATAATTCTACACCAACTTTTTTTAGGCGTTCATTGCCAAGGTAACCATCATTTTTCATTTCGTAACTGCTTAATCAATTCTGAAGTTGAACCAATGAACACAGCTTTGTCAACATTGATGTTTTGTTGAGTAACTTGTTTTGGTTGTAAATCTTGTTTTCTTTTTTGAATCTCTAACAAATCTTTATTCATATCTGCAAGATTTTTCAAAAGACCTGCTGCGACTTCAAAGGCTCTAGGATGTTCTGATTGTTTGGCAATTTCAACAATGTGGTCTGCCGCATCATTGCCTTTTTGAATTAATGTGCGTAGATTTTGTCTTGCATACTCGGCATCATCATCAATAGAACTATTGACTTCAACAATTTCTGTTTTTGTCTCTAATTCAATCGGTTCGATGTCTAGTGCTTGTGATAGTTTTTCATTCAAATTTTTCATATCAATGTGTTAGGCCATTCGGTTATAGTAGTAGAGAAACCAAACTCATCATCTGGTTCTGCATCTTCTGGAACTGCTTTTGTTACAATCGCAACTGCTTTGAGTGGTGAAACTAATACTGAAGTCACATTGTATGTAGCGTTTGTATAATCACCAACAACAACATCATTTGCCTGTAACAACTGAGACAACTCTCCAACAATTAAAATTCCATTGTTACTGTTACTAAAGTAAATAACTTTACCTGTAATTTCATTTGCATCTGTTCTATCGACACGAATTGTTTCACCAGTTGTAAAGTAATTGTTGCCATTTGCATAATCAACAGTTACTTGTTGTGCATCTCGATTCTGAGTGTCAATGTAGATATTTGTGTTTGCCTGTCCATAACGACCAGATACAGAACTGTAGGCACCAATCAGTCCATTTGGTGTTCTGACAGCAGGCCAAAGGAAACTTTTAACAGTAAATTCTAAATCCCATGTAATCAAACGAGTTGTGCCATCTTCTAATGCACCTTCGTATTCTGTTGTTGTGTTCACAGAATTTAATATGATTGGCATGTCATACTTTTGATCCATGTCTGCAATCATATCAACAGTTACAGTAAAGTCTGGTTTGAAGAATGGTAAAATTTGTTCTACAATTTGTGTACCGTCTTCTGTATTTCTCACATAAATTGTCATTGAGAAATTAAAGTCATATGGTACAGGCGCATATTGAGTGTTTAGACCACCGTTTGCATTCTGAGCAAAGTTTTGTAACAAAGATTGTTGTTTGCGAGATGGGTCATATGCCATTCCAGTAAGTTCAAATGACATTCTTGGAACATTGACACCGATTGTTCTTACCAATGTTGGGTCAGAAGTAATCGCAGTTAAGTACCTTTCTTTTGGGCCATAAGATAAAGGCACACGAAAGATTTCTTTTTTTGTAAGACCATCTTTTGTGTATCTTTGTAATTGAATATCGTTAAAGATTGTGCCAAAGGCAACAACAATTTTACGAATTGAACGATTATAATATTGTGCGTTACCTAGCATTATGGTTCACCAAACGGATTTGTTTCAGAGAAGTCAATGATACCATTTGCTTCTGTTTGAATACGATTGTTGTCAATGATATCTTCAAAGGCATTGTCGAGTGGTGCCAAATCGTCTGCGGTAGAAATTGTCCATACTGCATTTGATGTGTTACCACGAATTGTTCCGCCTGCCGTGAATGTACCAATTGTTCTGAAGATTGTGACTTGTGAATTTGGTAGAAAGTCGTGAACAATGGCTGTTGCAGTAGCATTTGCAAGTGTGTTTGCACTCTGATAAACAATTTCATCATTGACAAATGTTCCTGTACCACCTGCTTCCAATGCAACATTTGTTCTTGGATAGTAGTCACGAATTTGGTCATCAATCTCAGAAACACCCACTTGTATGATTTCATTTGAGAAGACATACTGTTTCAACTTAATTGCATAAACATAAACATTGCCACCACGACCACGACCCAATGTATAGAACATTGCCTGGTCATTTTCGTGTTCTACATTTGTGATTTCATAGAGATTACGCAATAGAGGAATGTAAATTAAATCACCCTCAAATGGTCTTTGTCTAGGAATAGTTGCAGCAAATCTACGGCGAGAAACTAAGAATGTTGCTTCATCACGAATCTCTAAACCAAACTTAGATATGAAGTCTCTTTCACCATCCATACCTGTGACATTTTCCAAATACATTTCAATTGGATATGCACTAATGTATTGTTTGAGAGTGTCTTCGCCATAGAGATAGTCTACTTGGTCTCTTGTTGCTCTTGGAAGATAAAAGATATCCATACCATAAATTTGCATGGCTTCAATTACCAAATCTTCAACGAGCAGCTGCTCGGAAGTTATCTGGCTAGATGGGAATGGGTTGAAATAATTGTTGGTGGCCACTTATTTTTTTCCAATTAATTCACACCCATTACTTTTACCTCTAGTGTATAAAGTTGAGTAAACAATATTATTATCTCTACAAAATTTTTTAAGATTTTTTATAGACATAATTTCATCTCTAAATTTAACACTCCAAATGGCCGCCCTATTAGGATTTTCTTTAGATGCTTTTATACAAGCTTTCTTTAAGTTTTCTTTGTGCTCTTCTGTTTTGACATATGTTTTTGCCCACTCTTTCATTATTTTTGAGTGTTCTGGTCTTTTTTTACCATAATAAGGATGTTTTTCTCCACGCAAAGCATTTTTTTTCATGTCTTTACCAACATGTGAAACCATTTGTTCAATTATTTCTTGCTTTGTTATAATTTTTGCTAAACCTTGCCAAGCCAATCTATCTTGCCAATGACCATATTTTTCATATAAAATACGATGCGCCTCAGCATGTTCTTCTACTGTGAGTTCTATAATATTGCTAGGGTCATTAGTTCCACCCATGTGTTTTGGAATAATATGATGTTTATGTTTCACAATTAACCTGTAAATATTTCGCTTGGTAAACTATTAAAGTTATACATTTGTTCTTCAATATTTCTTAATTCCTCTGTTGCCTCATCCCAAATTTCTTTTCCGTTTAATGTAACACCACCTGGCATTTGAATGCCTCCAAATTTTTTCATGTTTTCACCCCATTGTTTTTTAATGAGTGCAGTTGCATACTGTTTAAGAAAACGGTCATTCCAAACATCAGAGTTACCTGGTTTGGTTAAAGTACCGTTTGTGACATCAGAGGCGACTGGCCCAATAGTCGTTAAAACAGTTGGTGATATAATTTGTTTAACTTGTAATTCTTGACCGTCAAGTGTGATGATGTCGCCTTCTAATAACTCTTGGTCAAAAACTGTATTTGTTCCTGTAATTGTGTTTGCAGATGTTACAGCAGTTCCTGTTCCAGTCAATACAAGTGTAGTTGGTCGTAATGCACGATAGCAATCCATGATGACATAATCTCCAACATTAAAATCTCTTTCCCAATCAACATCTAAGAATATTTTGTTTTGTTTACGATTAAAACGAAACTGTGGTGTACCAGAGAACAGAAGATTCAATGTGCGAATGTGTTGCATGGTAATTTCATATGACACATACGAAACAGATGTGAAGTCATATAGGTCGTGCAAGCGTAACTGATAACGCAAATCGAACATATTGATTGACGAATTAGAATCATCAAAAGGAAATACGCCAGTCACAAATGTAACGGCATCAGGGCAATAAATCCAACGGCGATTGATGTCTTCTTGTGTGATTCGATGCTTCATGTAAATTTTTTCGACACCATCGAAGTGGTAATCCTCAAAAAATTGTAAAGCATCATCGATACGGTCGCTTACTTGGTCATCATCCACATTGATTTGAAGAACCGGCCATCCTAAACGCCGCAAACAATAATCTACAAATTGTTGTCTTGTTGTAGGATTAGCCATTCTTTAATCTTCCTAAAATAAAATTTTCTGGTTGTTGACCAAAAATAAAATATTTTTCTTCTTTCGTTGTTGGATTATTATACCATTTTTTTCCTAAAGAACTTTTTGGTGCATTTAATACCATTTTTCTTTTTGTTTCTTCAGAGTGCCCAACACCGTATAAAGGATGTTTCGTTTTATCTTTTAATCTTGCTTTTGCTTTTTCACTAATTATTTTCTTAGAATAATCACTATGGTTTTTACCATACATCGAATTTTTTTCTCCACTTTTCATCAAACTCTTTTGTTCTTTACTGATATTATTCCAATAATCAAATGACCTTTTTGAAAAATACTCAGAACATTCTTTTTTTATTTTATCATATTGTTTTGAGTTTTTGACATATACGACATTGTTATGTTTATTTCCAAATATTAATCTATGTAAAGCCATCATCATTTTACTTTTATTTTTACCAATTAACATTTTAGGTAACAACAAATGACAAATGAAATGTTCTCTTGCAGTTAGAAATACAACAATGTCATTTTTCATTATACTTTTAGGTATAATGTGATGAGCTTCAACATAAGATGGGGCTGTTTTTTTAGACCATTTTCTTTCAAAGGCATTATCAATAATTGAAAAATACCATTTTGAATATTTGTTGTGTAAGCAATCTTTTTTGAAGTTTTCTAATAATAAATTCATTTTTTATCCTAACGCAATTGCAAGAGCAACTGCTGCAGCTTCAGCCGTAGCAGCAGCTGCCGAGGCAGTATTTGCAGCACTAAATGCAGAGTTAGCATAAGAACTAGCCGCATTTGCCGCAGATTCTCTTGCCAATGGAAATCCACCCGCAGTTGAACCATCGTGAACAACTACGGTTTCTTTGTCTGTATCTACAGTAATTTCAGCTTCAGCACCTGTAAACGCAAGGGTCTGTGTGTTATTACCTCGTCTAAGTTGAACTTGTGTCGCCATATTCTTCTATTTATAGTGTGCCATAATCGTAGATTACATTTGTAGAATCATATACAAAACCGTAGTCAGCAGTTGTGAATGTGTAACCTGCTGGTACACTTACGATAACTTTCTTTGCGGAGATATTAGATGAAACAGAGATGCCTGATTCACCAACAAATTCTATTGAATCATTGGCAGAAGTAGCAAGTATCGTGCCTACATTTGCAACAACTTGACCAAAAGAGTTTGCACTACCACCACCGCCAGTATTTGCGGCATCAAAGGCAGAGTTAGCATGAATGAAGGCTGCATTTGCTGTATCTCTTGCGTATTGGTCTGTTGTACCACCGCCACCAGTACCAGCATTTGCGGTGTATTGTTTTGTACCATCACCAAACTGAATGTATGTTTGAGTTGCTACATTTGATGCAGTAAGATTTGTGGTTTGAAGTAAACCAGTAGTTTTATTGAATGTGAGTTTGTTGGAAGCACCAAGAACACCAGAATCATTGAATTGAACTTCACCATCGAGTCCAGCAGGACCTTCGTATCTCTCAATTGTTTGGATTGTATTTGAGACACCGCCACGATAGAATAACTTTCCATCGTAGGTGTTGATGGCGATTTCACCATTAGCCAGGCTACTCGGCACATTGCCGGTAACATAACTATGGCGTAATTCGATGATTGTGTTAGACATTAGAACGAGCTACCGTCATTGGCCTTAATTGCAAAGAGGTCAGGTGCGGGCTGTTCTACAGGAACTTCTTCTGCGACAAATTTATCAGGATTCAATTTCTTCAGCTTAGAAGGAGTTGCAATGTTTTCTAACTTTTCGATATAATCTTTCAAACTTGCAATCTCCGTGTCTTTTGCTTCTAATTCTTTTTGTAATGCCGCATACTTCTTCATACTGTCATTTAAGGCACTTTGTAAACGACTTTTATCTTCGTGTGCCGAGGCATTTGTATCTGCCTTTATTTTGTAATCTTTTAGTGCTTCATGTGCCTGTAACAACTCATTATATTTTGCCTGTAGTTCTGCTTTTACTTTTCCTGTATCTTCAGCAAGTTTTAATTGCGTCTGAAACACGAAATTCTGCTTGATGATTGCCATTAGGTTATCAAGCAGAATCTCCTGATAAGCATTTGAAAATTCCACACTCATAACGACCCCTTTTCATTGTTTAGAATGTTCCGCCTTGCAGATGTGCAAATGTTGGAACGCCAGAATTATTAATTGTTAAAACATGACCTTCTGTTGAAGAAGACGCAGTAGTAAATGCAGATGTACCTTGCCCCAACAGGACGCCATTGGTTGTAAATGTTCCTGCGCCTGTACCGCCTCTGGCAACTGCAAGAGTACCAGAAGTGATTTGCGAAGCATCAATTGCAATCGCAGCAGAGTTTGCAGAACTGATTCGACCATTTGCCTCGACTCTAAATGCAGGCACAGCAGATGCAGTACCATAGTCTGCGGCACTAATTGAGATATTAGTGACATCAGTATTTGCAACATCGAATGCAGCATTGGCATGAACAAACGCCGAGTTTGCATATGAACCAGCACTTACTGCCTTAGAGTCAGCAGTATTTGCAGCATCAAAGCCTGCATTGGCATGATTGAATGCCGCAGTCGCAGAAACCGATGCACTATTCGCAACTAAGAATGCAGCGTTGGCATAGTTACCTGCAGCAGTACCGGTGGCTTGTGCAGTATTAGCCTGAATGAATCCTGCGTTGGCATGGTTGTAAGCATTTGTTGTATATGTCTCAATGTTTTGACCATTGATGATAACAGTATTTGCTTCTAAGTTTGAAACAAGTGTTGCAAGTGAAAACGCTTGTGCATTAACAGTATTGCCAGCAGTTGGTTTTTCTGTACCATCAACTAAGATTCTAAACTTACCGTCATCATGGTCACGATAAACTGCGGTGTATTTTGTGCCGCCAGAAACATATTGACCAAAGAAACCGATGTCTAAACCATCGCCAGCGTTGTTTGTTGCAAGTTCAAAGAGAGAATCTTCAACCGCAATCGTGCTGACATTCTGAATAATTTCTGTGCCAGTAACAACTAAGTTACCAGTAATCGTTAAGTCACCAGAAATTGTTCCGCCATTGTTTGCATCGATAGAATTGTTTGCACGAATAAACGCAGCAGTCGCAATGTCTTCAGCCGTATTTGCAACAGTAAATCCTGCATTTGCATGGTCAAAGGCTGCATTGGCATGAATGAAACTGGAATTGGCGTGAACAAATGCAGAGTTAGCATAAGAACCTGCACTTACTGCCTTACTGTCTGCGGTATTGGCAGCACTAAAGGCACCATTTGCATAGATGGCAGCAGAGTTTGCAACATGACTTGGTGTGTTGGCTGCAATTGCCGCAGAGTTGGCAACTTCAAACGCAGCATTAGCCTGGTCGAATGCAGAGTTAGCCTTTGTTGAATTGTTTGCAGATGTAAAGGCTGCATTTGCAGTATCAAAGATTATCTGTTGTTGGTCTAAGTAGAACTTACCACCAATCGCAATCGCACCGGCAGAGTCTGGCGAACCAATGAACAGAGTATTACTTACATAAGAGTAAGCTGGTTCAGCAATGTTTAACGAAGTCGGCGTTGCTGTTGCCGTGGAAAATTTTAATTGAATTACTGTGTTGGCCATTAGAAGGTGCCCCCGGTTATTTGTGTTATATTGACTGCAACATTAGATGCTGGTTGTGCCTCAAAATTATCTGTTGTCGAGTTAAAAACTAGAGTGAATCCATTCTCTACACCTGTGGTTGAGATACCACGCACTTCATTAATACTTACATTAGGTTTTGGCGCAAATGTATCCGCAGCAATCGCAGTTTTTGGTGATGACTTAATAATCGCACGACCAATCGAGCCTGTCGTGTTAATTCTTGCATTGATTGCCATTTTACTGCGTTACACCTGCTAATACATTCACAATACCTTCTACGACCCGTGTTTTCGTGCCTTCTGGCGCCGTAATCACAAGGTCATACAAATATCTTCCAGGAGTTAGATTTGCCGTGTTTGCTGCCGTCATTGACAGCGTAATTTCACCGTTTGCAGTACCAGTGATGGTTGCAGTAAAATTATTGGCAGAGGTTGAATAATAAGACTTACGAATCTGAGAGGCGGCTGAATAACCAGCAAGATTCACCGCACCTCCCTGACTGTCTTCTACATTGACTGTCGTAGAAAAAGTTGCGTATTGTTCGACACTTATCTCTGTATAGGCTGCCACAAATAACTCCCGTTTTTATCGTCTATTTAGTCAAAACAGGAGTTGTGCGGCAGAATTGAAAAACCCCGACTATGCGGGGTTTATTTTATTGTGGGGCGTCCCAAGATTGTGTTTCTTCGTTCCATTGATAAAAATTACCATCGTTTGGATATGGTGTTGGTGGTTCCCAACGCCCAGTATTCTCATTAAGTGTCCAACTAGGATAATCCTGTATGTTTATAAAAATATCTCTAACACTATCATATTTTCCATTAATTACAGCAGGATTTGAACGGATGCTACCATCATTTACATATTCAATTAATTTCCAACCTTCAGGTAATGATAAAGCTGGAGTTTCTTCAAAAACTAAAATATCAACAACAGTATTTTCTAAATTGATTTTTGCGTAATTTTTCATTTTAATCTATTGAGTATTTAGCTGGAACATTATCATATTTCATAATAATAACACCTGGACCACCATTGCCTCCAGGACCTCCTTGGTAGCAACCACCACCACCGCCGCCACCTAAATTTGATGTTCCTGGATTACCAGTTACAGTACCACCAGTGCCGTTGGCTCCATTACCTCCACCTCCGGCACCTCCTGGTTGTCCTTGACCATAACCTGGTCCTGGCGGTGAACCACCACCACCACCTCCACCACCATAAGTTACTGGCGAACCGGATATTGAGTAAGTTACACCTGGGCCACCAGCCGTTCCATTTTGTCCTGATGCAGCTCCCGTTCCGCCTGTTCCAGTTGTATTATTTGCTCCTCCTGCTGCACCGCCTACGCCAGCATCTCCATTGCTTCCGGCGCCACCGCCATTCACAGTAACAGAAGAAAATACTGAAGTTCCTCCTGATACAGATGATGGTGATCCTGGTCCAGGTGCCGGCCCATATCCTTGCGCACCAGATCCACCAGCACCAACTGTTACGGTTACTGAACTACCTGGCGTAACAGGGAAAGAATTAGAGTAACTTACTCCAGCGCCTCCGCCTCCGCCGGCAAGATTTTGACCTCCACCACCACCTGCAGCTACAACTAATAACTCAACGGTGCTAACTCTGTTTGGAATAGTATATGAACCTGGCCCAGGAGTTGAATTGAAGGTTACTGTTTGACCAGTAACAGCGGCCTCTGCTACCGACAAACCAACAGGAAACTTATAACCAGTAGGTCTTGTAGTGTTTACTGTAATATTTTGATTGAGAAACTTAACGCCCATTATGATATCTCCACGCCATATGCGTTAAATGAAATTGATGCACCATTTGTATTTGCAGCAAGAATTGCCGAAGAATTCATTGTAACCGCACCTGTAATTGTAATCAGTTCTCTTGCCGGAACAATACCGCCTCGTATGATGAAGTGTTTGGCTGCTTCTGCTTCATTGATTGGTCGAACTAACAAAGAGTAACTTGAATTGCTATCTGAAAAATTATGTATTGTAATTGTGCTAACGATTGCAGACGAAGATGCACCTGTCACATACACATTTGTAACTGTGTTTGGTGATGGTGATACTTGCCCAAGAATTTCGTATGATTGTGGCATTAACTAATCTCCACACCAAAGGCATTCACAGAACAGTTTGCAGTAGATTTTGATTCACCTGCTCTTGTAGCAATGTTTGCAGCTAAAATAACATCTGAGTTCATTGTTATATTTAGATTGAGTATGATTGTATCTGCAGCATCTAATTTTTGATCCTGCAAAATATAGTGTTTATTTGCCAATGTTTCGTTGACTGGTCTTACAATAACCGAGACATTTGCATTTGCAGAGTCTTGATTGCAGAGATAGATTGTATTGACAACAGATGAAGCTGATGCACCAGTCACATACACATTGGTGAGTGTATTCTGAGAAGGTGCAATTTGTCCTAATATTTTATATGAGTTTGCCATTATGAACCCGTAAACAGTAATGGGTTGATGGTGCTAATGTCTGGACCTAGTTTTGCTTGTGTAATTGTTCCGTCAGCAATAGAAACTGCTGCATTGATACCTGATGCATTTGCAGACACAAGCGTAGTACCTGTGTTTGAAACAATGGTAAAATCATTGCCTGAATCTAATTGAATTGTTGATATTACGATTGTGCCGGCCATGTTTTACTCTGGTTTTGGATATTTAATTTTAACTGCCTGCACTTTTGCAAGCATTTCTTCGGCTGCTTCTCCGCCTTTCCATAATGCATCTAATTGGTCACCGATAGGAGGATACTCTGTTACTCTTTGTCTCTGATACTCTTTGGCTTCGTATTCTGCTTGAAGACGGGCGATTTCTGCGGTAATTTCAGCATCAGTTGGTTGGGTCTGCTCGGTGTCGAGCCACTCTAGGTCATCACCATGCAACGACCATTGGGCGCCTGGACGAATTGATTTGATAGCATTTGCTTTGGTAATCATCCTGCAATCTCCATAAGAATTATATTTGAAGTAATTCCATATGAAGCAGAATAATAGTTATACCTGCTCTCACTGGCAGCGTTTGTCGTTCTATGTCTAATTTTGTAAGTTTGCAGAGATGTAGAACTTGGCGAATGCAAATATGAAAAATTTGTTTGTGAAGCTGTTGCCCAGGACGGCATATCTCTTACTCCATAAAATACGGTT